TGGTGCCGGGAGTTGTGGGGGGTGGCGTTCTCTTGGCCAGCTCGCGGCGAATCGTATCTGATTGGCACGATTTGGCTGGACGAGCAGCCGTTACCAAACTATCCGGGCGAACCCTTGCACGCGCTGCTTTTCCGCAGCCGCAAAGCGGCCGAGCAATGGTGCAAGGAGACGCGCGCCAAATACGCGGCCCGCCCATATACCCGGGCATGGCGCTTTAGACCAGTACGGGTGCGCGAGATCGTGGAGCCGCTAGACAGCAAGGAGTGAGGGGATCGAACGATGCCGCGAAGCAGATCGAAGATGTTCAGATGGGAACTCGCGCTCGGTCTTCCGGGGACGCATCCGCAGAAAATCGAGACTTCGACGGGCAAGAGCCGGGACCGGAACGCCGCGTTGCGCGCGGCACTCCGCGGGCGCATTCAGCAGTTGCGCGCCCTCAATTCCGAGACTGGGACGAGCGTGCTGCGCTTCACCTGTTTCCTCCCCGGCCAGATCAAGGAGACGATGCAATGGAGACTGACACCCGAGATGATCGAGCGGCTGGTGAGCCAGGCATATCGGCCTTCGAGGCGCTTGCCGAACCCGTCGTCGACGCCGATGGCCGGCTCTCCCGAGTGATGCTGATCGTCCACCCGGAGGACGCGCATCGCATTCGTCTCGAGGCCGGCCGCTACATGGTGGCGCTCGCCGAGATCGGCTCCGACGAGCAGGCCGTCCGCATGGAGGACACGCTGACCGAGGGCCGGCCGCGGCGGCGCAACTCGAACGCGGCGGCGCTGCTCTGTCTCAAGCCGGAGTTCAACCGCTGGGCGGCCCGCCAGCTCCCCCCGGGTTCGTTCGGGCGGCTCGAGGACGCCGGCAAGCGCTACATCTACCGGGCCTGCGGGGTGGCGAGCCGGGCCGACCTGGACCGCAACCGAGGCGCCGCCCGACGGTTCCACGAGCTTGAACTCGCCTTCGCCCGCGAGGTGCGCCCGTGACCAAGGACCCCCCCAGAATCCTCAAATCGGTGACCCGGGCGCACGACCGCTGGGCGCTTGCCAAGGCCCGGGGGGAGATTTTCCGGGCCGCGCTCCTGCGGGGGGAGATCCCGCCGGTCCATTCGGGGGGCTATGAGACCTGGATTCGGACCTTGCCGTGCGCGGCCTGCAATCTTCCGGGTCCCTCGGAGGTGAGCCACCTCGCCGACGAGCCCTGGAAGGCCCTTGGGTCCAGGGTGTCGAGCCTGTGGGTCTGGCCGAGCTGCCGGGCCTGCCACGAGACCTATCATCGGGACCGGACGTTGCACGCCTCCCCGTGGGAGTTGATCGCCCTGACCCTCCTTCAGGCTCAGGTCGAGGGCATCCTTCGGGTGGAGTCGGCCTCCTGAGGCCCCAGGAAGGCCGTGGCAAGGCGCAGAGAATCGGGAGGTAACAGGGGCAGGGCGGGGCGATCGCCTAGCCTGGACGCTCATGGCGCGAATCTGAGGGGGTGGAATGAGCAGGAATCCGAGCCGGCCTCGCGGGGCGAGGTCGATGGAGAAGGGCAAGGAAGCCGAGCGGGCCGTCTGCCGACTCATCGGGAAGTGGCTGGGCATCGAGGTCAAGCGCAACCTCGCCCAGGCCCGGGAGCGGGGGCAACAGGACATCCTGGGGGTGGAGGGCTGGTTGATCCAGGTCAAGCAGCGCAAGCGGCTGGAACTCGATGCGTGGTGGCGGACCCTGGTGGAGGAGGCCCGGGAGAGGGGGCTCGAGCCGTGCCTGTGGTGGCGGCCGGACGGGGGCAAGTGGATGGTGCGGATGGAGGTGACGCCCTACGATGCCGCGATCGACGTGCTGCCCCTGACGTGGCTGGAGCTCGTTCGGGCGCGCATGGTATAGTCCCGATGGCGCCCCTCACGGGCGCCCCCTCCTTGGTCGAGTCGCACGACTCGTTGACCCCGCCCGCGAGGCGGGGTTCTTTTTCCGAAAAAGACGCCCCCGTTGCCGGGGGCGAAGAGCGCGGCCCCTTGATCGTCTACGTCAAGGGCAAGCAGACGGTGGCGGGTTCCTGGGTCAGGGGCTCCCTGACGCGCCGCAAGGCGTCGTTGAGCAGTTGACAGCGCAGCGCGCGGAAGCCCATGAAGGCGCCGCCGCTGTCGTGCAGCAGCTCGTCCCAGATCCCTTCGGTGTCGCGGTACAGGAGACGGCGCTTGCCCAGTCCGATGCGCGCGAGGTAGCGCACCACGTTCTCCGCATCGTTCGTGACGGACATCAGCCCGTCCAGATCCTCGATGGCGATCACGTCGGGCAGGTCGGCGACGATCTCGAACTTCGATTTCACGTTGTAGCGCATGATGCCTCCTCTCTCTCGCGGATTTCCCTGGCCACCTGCCGCCAGTAGTCAGCCTGTATCCTGAGTCCGGCGCGCTGCTCGCGGGTGTTGTGGCCATACCCGAAGCCGATGCGGTAGTCGTCCAGCGTGGCGGCCTGCGCGAGCGCCATCATGCGTGCGCGAGGCATGGGCGCGTCGTAGCCGAGGGCTTCGTATCTCTCGATGAGCCGGTCGGCCTCGGCCATCACGCCGAGCCCCCAGGCGTATGCGCACGCCTCGGCGTAGGGATCGAGGGCCGGGAAGAGTGTTCCGTAGTCGATCATTCTGGCCTCCTTGGGAAGACGCCGACACGATACGGCATCGGGTAGCATTGTGTCAATCGCGCGGGGAAAAGATTGTCCTGCCGGAGCATTGCAACGACCCTTTGCGCGTGGTAGCGTTCGCGGGTGCGGTGCCGCGATCTCCTGTTGAGAGAGGGACATAACGAGGCGAGGCTCTTCGAGTCCGTCCTCGCTCATGCGGCCGGATCGAAAGCGGTGGTGAGGGTCTATGGCGACAGAAAAGGATCAGACATCCGGTTCCGAAGGTGGGCGGCGAAGCAGGGCCTCGAAGTCGTCCCGGGCCCGGAAGGCTGGCTCTACCTCGAAGGGTACGCCCCCATCCTCTTCGACGGCGGCCGAAGTCGTCCCTGGTGGCGATTCTGGTGATCTGACCGAAGAGCGCGACGCGCGGCTCCTCGGGATGGGCGTCATCCCCGAGGCGCCCCCGATGGAGCACGGCGTCCCGCTCGACCGTCTCGGGCGTACCCCCGATCTCCCGGCCCTCCTCCCGAGAGGCTCGCGCGACCGCAACGCCAAGGCGACCCGCCGCCTGACCATCCTCAAAGCCCTGTCGCTCGGCTACTCCAAGACCCGGGCCTGCCAGTACGCAGGGATCTCCCGCGACACCCTCAACCAGTGGATACACGCCGATGAGGACTTCGCCCGCCAGGTCAAAGAGGCCGTGGAGATCGGCGTGGACGTGCTCGAGGACGAGATGCGCCGCAGGGCCTTCGATGGCACCTTGGAGGCCCGACTGAGCAAGGATCAAGTCTGTTACGTCCGCCGATACTCAGACGCGCTGCTCGCGCTCGCGCTCAAGGCGCGCCGGCCGCAGGTCTACCGCGAGCGGGTCGAGCACACCGGGGCCGAAGGCGCCCCGCTGCCGCAGGCCCCGATGTCGGTCCAGATCACCATGCTCGCCCACGGCTTCGACAAGCTCCCGCCCCACGCGCAGGAGCGGCTGCTCGAGTTCCTGCCCCAGTCCAAGCCCGACTGATGCTCGCTTTCCCCCTGACCGCCAAGCAGCTCTACGCGGTCAAGTCCGAGGCGACCGAGATCCTGTATGGCGGCGCGGCCGGCGGAGGAAAGCTCTTTAGAATCAAGGAGTTACTGCCGACGCCCACGGGGTGGACGACGATGGGCGAGGTGAGCGTGGGCGATACGCTCTTCGACGAGCAAGGCCAGCCGTGCAAGATCACGCGCGTTTTCGATGTTGACCCCGAGCCTGAGTTGTACGAGTTCGAGTTCGACGATGGCACCACGATCGTCTCCTGCGTGGATCACCAGTGGGTCACTTTCGACTCCGTGGAGCTGGCTGCCCTGACGCGCAGGACCACGGAGTGGCGGGCCGCGCGCCGGGGGCGTCGCCCTTCGCGGGCACTCGGACGCAAAAGCCCGGCCTTTACAGCGGCGATCGTCGCCCGAAACAAGCGACTGCGCCCACCGGAACAGCCGCCGCCGGCCGGGACCGTGCGCACCACGCGCGAGATCATCGAGACGCTGCGCACGCCTAGCGGCAGGACGAACCACGCGATTCGCCTGCCGCGGCCCCTGGACCTGCCCGATGCGCCCCTGCCGCTCGACCCCTACGTGCTCGGGGTGTGGCTGGGCGATGGATCAAAGAGCGGCGGGTCGATTACGAAGCCTGACGATCTGATCTTCAAGGAGATCGAGCGAGCCGGGTTCACGGTCACGCGCTATGCTGTTGACAAGACGCGCGGCGTGCTCAAGCTCTTGCCCCGCCTGCGAGAAATCGGTGTGCTCAACAACAAGCACATCCCGCAGGCGTACCTCCGGGCCTCCCGCGCGCAGCGTCTCGCGCTCTTGCAGGGCCTCATGGACAGCGATGGCACGGTGGCGCGAGGGTCCGGCGCGGCGGAGTTCTGCAACACCAACGAGCGGATCGTCGATGGCGTGCTCGAACTCATTGCGAGCCTCGGCTGGAAGGCGCGCAAGCGCGAGGGGCGAGCGAAGCTGTACGGGAAGGACTGCGGGCCGAAGTGGACGCTCAAGTTCGTGGCGACCGAGCCTGTCTTCCGCCTGCCGAGGAAGCGCGCGTTGCAGAAGCTCACCACGAGGCGCACCACGCAGTTCCGCTACATCGTCGGTGCCCGGCCAGTTCCGAGCGAGCCCGGCCGATGCATCTCCGTGGACAGCCCCTCGCGGATGTACCTCGCCGGCCGCCAGATGGTCCCGACGCACAACAGCCACCTCATGCGGGTCCTGCTGATCTCGTTGTGCATCGCAATACCGGGCTTGCAGTGCTACCTCTTCCGCCGGATCACCGAGGACCTGCACCGCAACCACGTTGACGGCCCCAAGGGCCTGCGCGCCCTCCTCGCTCCCTACGTCAACGCCCGCCGCTGCGAGATCACCGAGGACGAGGTCCGCTTCCGCCATCCCGGGACGGGGCGCTACGACACGGGCTCTCGCATCTATCTCTGCCACTGCAAGGAGGAGAAGCACGTCTACAAGTACCACGGGGCCGAGATTCACGTCCTGGCGATGGACGAGCTCACCCACTTCACCGAGTTCATCTACCGCTACCTCCGCAACCGGGTCCGCATCGTCGGCCTGGAGATCCCCGACGCATGGCGCTTCAAACTCCCCCTGATCCTCGCCGCCTCGAACCCGGGCAACATCGGCCACCTCTGGGTCAAGCAAGCCTGGATCGACGGCGCCGAACAGTACGCCGTGCGGAAGATGCCCGACAAGGAAGGGGGGATGCTGCGCCAGTACATCCCCGCGACCCTCGACGACAACCCCTACCTCGAGCAGGACGACCCCGGCTATGAGGGTCGGCTGCTCGGTCTGGGCAACGACGCCCTCGTCCGGGCGATGCGATACGGGGACTGGTCGGTCATCGCCGGGGCCTATTTCTCGATGTTCGAGCGCCGCCGGCACGTCATCCGCCCCTTCGCCCCCCCGGCCCACTGGGGGCGCTTCCGGGCGATGGACTGGGGCTTCGCCCGACCGTTCTCGGTCGGGTGGTATGCGATCTCGGACGGCCGCGGCCCTGAGCTCCAGAACGAGGACGGCGATCCGATCTGGCTGCCGAAACAAGGGCTTGTGCGCTACCGGGAGTGGTATGGGCAGGCGCCCGACTCCCCGCCGGACACCGGGACCAAGCAGGACATCGAGGACGTGGCGGGCGGGATCGTCGATCGGTCCAAGGGCGAGGCGTTCCTCTACACCGCCGCGGACCCGTCGATGTGGGACCAGCAGGCCACGCACAAGATGATCGGCCCCAGTCTCGCCGAGCGGGCGTACAAGGCCGGGGTCAAGGGGATGCGGCAGGCCGACAACCGCCGCATCCTCGGCTGGCAGCAGGTCGCGCACCGATTGAGAGGGGAGTCCGATGGCAACACCGGAGAGACCTGGCCGATGCTCCTCTTCGCGGCGAACAACACGCATCTCATCCGCACCCTTCCCGCGATGCAGCATGACGACACGGATCTGGAGGACATCAACTCGGACCTCG